GGTGTTACTACAATCACTGGTGATACGGATATAATTGGAGACTTAGATTTAACTGGATCTCCTTCCAATAAAGGTAGAATTAGTGCCAATTATCTTGATGTTCCAAATATTTCCCCTGTTGGAAGTATTATGATTTGGCCAGGTGCGACTAATACTTGGCCAACAACAAATTGGAGAGAATGTAATGGTGCAAATGGATTTAGTCAGGCAAATCACCCCGATTTATGGGCAGTGATTGGAAACACTTATGGTGGAAATAGCAGTAACTTTAATCTTCCTGACTTACGAGGTCAATTTGTAACTGGTATTGGTGTTGATACTTGGAACAATATTTTGGCTGGAACTGGTGGTAGAAGTGATGCAATTTTACCACAACACAAGCATGATATTGATGATCCTGGACATGCTCATGATTTCACCGCAGCAAAACAAGATGGTAATGTTGAACGAAATGATGGTGCTATAAGATGCTTAAATAAAAACTTAACGACTGATGTAGAAGTCACTGGTATTACTATAGATAATGTTGATGGTAATGATACGAATGCATCAATTATAAATGACTCAGGTCAACTTAACGTAGCAAACCTACCACCATATAGGGCACTCTATTACATCATAAGAATTAAATAAATAACTCTAAAGCTTATAGTAATGGCAAATATTAGAAAGTCATTTAATTTTAGAAACGGTGTACAAATTGATAATAATAAATTCGTTGTAAATGCGAATGGACTGGTTGGAATAGGGACATCTTCCCCATTGGCACCGAATAAATTGGATGTGCACGGTGATGCGAGAATCACTGGACTTGCTACCGTAAATAATGTATCTGTATCAGAGGGTCTTGAAGTATCTGGTATAACCACGGTTGGTTTTATAACGGCAAGTAGTGGAAGAGTTTCCGGTATATTTACAGCAACACAACTTTCTGTTGGAAATAATACTGTTAATAATTTAATTGGATATGGATTTACAACATTTATTAGTGATAATGCTGGAGTAGGACTTCACACAACATCAAAAATTGGTATCAATACTTCAACAAGTCCCGGAGCATCTGATAGTGAACTGACAGTTACTGGTGATGTACAAATTACAGGAATAACCACAACCGCATCTTTAACGGTTAATGGAACAGCAGCAGCAACAACATTTAGTGGATCTGGTGCATTACTGACAAATATACCAAATAGTGCCACAACCGCAACTTTTGAGAATGTAAATAGCACCATCGTATCTAGAGATGCGCTTGGTGGATTTAGTGCTGGTATTATTACGGCAACTACATCTTTCAGTGGTACTTCCACATTATCACAGGGATTAACAGGAAGTCCTGCAATAACGGTATCATCCGTAAATTCTACCGGAATTATAACTTCTAATACGAGAGTAATTACACCATCTATTGGTGTAGGAACAGAATCTCCTAGTGCTGCCATTCATGTTAGAAAATCTGGTATTGCTTCGATACAACTTACAAGTGATAGTGAATATTCAGTTATAACTTTTGGTGAAAATATATCAGCATCATCTGATAATGGACAGATTAGATATGGATATGGAAACGCATTAGGAGATGCTCAATATAGTACAGAGCAATCTTTAGATATTATCAATCGTGGCACAGATAATCTTAATTTCTACTTAAATCCAAGTGGATTAGGTACGGCATTTAACTGGTTGACAAATGCTTCAACCAGAGCAATGGTTCTTACCAGATCTGGTAATCTTGGTATTAATGATACCTCACCATCAGATAGATTAAGTGTTGGTGGTGATGCTAGCATTACCGGAGATCTTAGTGTAGTTGGTTCAGGTAAAAGTATTACTACTCAGAAGATTGTAAAGGTTGGTGGTTCCTCAACAGAATTCTTAAAAGCAGATGGAAGTGTTGATAATTCATCATATATACTTGTTGGAACTGCTCTAACCACTGTTCAACAGGACACATCTCCAACTTTAGGTGGAACCTTAAGTTTGAATGGACAGACGATAACTGGTGTTGGAACTATTAGTATAAACGGTAAGGTTGATTGTAGTAAAGCAGATATTGCTGGTATTACAACATCACAAGATGGTTTCACAAGTGGAACTGGTGGACCTGTTGTAATCAGTGTAGTTGGAAGTACTTTAACATTTAATGTTGTTGGTGTCGGTAGCACAAGCTTGACACTTCTCTAATATACTGCTAGACTAGGTTTGTCTCCGTTAAAGATAATAATATAAATGAATCTAAGTGATCTAATATATGTTAAAGAAAATGTATTAGATCACGAGTATTGTCGTGAATTAATTTTAAAATTTAATAGTGATAATAGGAAACAACCAGGAACTGTTGGTTCTACCGGTGCAACAGGAGCAATTATATCCAATGTTAATTTGGAATTAAAAAAGTGTTTAGATCTCCGTATAACTGGTCTTAAAGAATGGAATAAAGAAGATAAAATATTATGTAAGTCTTTCAATAAAAATGTAATCGATTATTTTCAATATACTAATAAATTTTCTCCTAGAGAAGAAAATAATAAACCTGTATTTGGAAATGGAATTTGTAATTTCAGAGATCGTGGATACTTAATAAGATCATATGAAAAATCAGATGGTTATTTTAGGTGGCATAATGATTTTTCATTGGATAAACAATATGGTCTTAGAATGCTAACTCTTATTTGGTATCTGAATGATGTAGAAGAAGGTGGAGAAACTGAATTTGTTGATGGAACTCTTGTCAAACCAAAAACAGGACAACTATTAATATTTCCAACATCATGGTATATGGCACATAGAGGAAGAATGCCAATATCAAATAAGAAATATATTATTACAAGTTGGTTATATGGTAGTCAACGATAGTCGGTGGCCACTTGGATGACTGTCCTATGGGTCGCACCAGGGACGGTTTCGTGCTATAATATCTACATTGATACGGAGACGACTTGACCATCACCCTTCGACCCCATCAGAAGAAAGCAGTCAATGCGATGTGGGACAACAGCAAAGGTCAAGTCATCATCCCTACCGGTGGTGGCAAGACCATCTGCATGATTGATGATGTTATGACTAACATTGAGATGATCAATCGTGGTCAGACTTTTGTCGTTGTTGCTCCTCGTATTCTTCTGGCAGAACAACTCTGTAAGGAATTTCTTGAGTTGATTGATACAACTCATACACATGTGATGCATGTTCACAGTGGTAATGTTGAGTATTTCCACACTACTAAACCCGAACAGATCCATCTGTTTGCTAACACTGCCAGGACTGCTGGTGAGAATGTTATCATCTTCACCACTTATCACTCCCTGCATCGTATTCAAGAGGCAGACATTGAAGTGAACAACATTTACTTTGACGAGGCACACAACTCTGTTCAACGTAATTTCTTCCCTGCAACTGAGTTCTTCAGTAACGAATCTGATCGTTGCTATTTCTTCACAGCAACTCCTAAGCATTCTCTGTCTGTATTCAAACCAGGGATGAATGATACTGCTGTTTATGGCAATGTCATTTGTAATGTTCCTGCTCCTCAGTTGGTTGAGGAAGGTTATATTCTTCCTCCTAAAGTTGTGGTTCAGCAACTTCCTCAGGGTGATTTCAAACAGTCTGATGAGCAGAATCTGCTGGACACCATTGATGCTAACTCCCTGAATAAAATCCTTGTTGCCGCACGTTCTACTAAGCAGATTGTGCGTCTTGTTTCTCAGTCTGACTTCTGCCGTCAGTTAGAAGATCGTGGATACAACTGGATGTATATTACATCTAAGACTGGTGCTATCATCAACGGTAAGAAAATTTCCCGTGAGCAGTTCTTCAAGACTCTCAATCAGTGGGGACAGGATGATACTCGTTTCGTTATCATGCACCACTCTATTCTGTCTGAAGGTATCAATGTCAAGGGTCTAGAAGCAGTCTTGTTCATGCGTAACATGGATTATATCGGAATCAGTCAGTCAATCGGTCGGGTGATCCGTCTGGGTGGTGCTGAGAAGACGTTTGGATTGGTCTGTGTCCCTGTCTTTGATAAAGTGGGTATCAGCACTGCCAGGAGTGTTCAGGCAGTTGTTGATACTGTATTTGAGCAGGGTGAACCTGCTATCTCTGTTGTTCGTCGTTAATCATGAAAACCACTATTGATTTGGTTCAAGAACTTCGTTCTTTGCCCGATGAAATCTATGAAAATTTTTGTAATCAGGCAAAGATGGTGGCACTGGAGTACCCTTCTGCACATGGAATTGATTGTTTTGCCCGTGGTGAGACAATAGAATATGGGTTTATTGATATTGTAGGACAACATATTGACTTGAAACCTAATATAAAAGCAGATTTCAATGATCCTGATGGTCTTTATGCGGTAGAGCACCTGACTGACGTAAAAACGCAAGGAAATGGATTTAAACCACGCAAGGATCAAAAAGCACTGTTTTATTCTAAACAATGGGATATTAAAAAGACTGCTGCTGGTGCGAAACAATTTGAATCTAAGGCACATTCATACATTTTAATTGATCCCATTTGTGCTAGAATTGCTATTGTAGATACTGGTGTTTTCTATCGTAAGAAATTCCGTACTAATTCTGCACGTATTTCATTCAGTGTAAAACCACAGGATGTTTATATGATTTACGATGGTATTGCCAAGGTTATTGATACCGAAGTAATCCCGGATCCTAACGCAATTTTCCGTGAAATTTGGAGGAAAGCAGGTGATCGACTGGACAGTTTGACAACTGTCTGATATGGGTTGATGACCTAAATCACTCTGCTATAATACAAAAGTAATCAAGGGAACAACCCATGAAATGCAAAGTCAAACTCTATGTTGCTGGTACTGTCTTCGAAGAGACTGTTCATGCCAGGGATTATGAAGAGGCAAAGA